GTAAAGTGTCGAGTTAGCAGAGTTGTTCATATAGAACTTGAATCTCTCTGCACCGCCGTATTCTGTGAACCAAAGTCTAATCGGATACCACTTAGTGCTATCTAATGTTACTGAGTTTGTACAGCCACCTGATGCATCTGCATTAACATACGGTTGTTTATGGAATTGATTTGAGTTAGTTGGACTTAATGCTGCTGAACCTAACCATACTACTACATCATCATCACAACTGATAAAAGTGTTATAGTTGCCGCTTGCTGGAACTTTAATATAACCTTTCCATTCAAAAGCGTATCCATCTTCATATTCTAGATCAAGACGAGCACCAAATCCGATGTAGTTATCGACTTCGTGATCTGCTGTAGAGATTGGACCATGTAATGGATCGTCGAAGAATGTCATATCGTAAGTACCAGTAAGGTTTGCACCTTGGTATGGTTCGCCGACATATTTGCGACGATATAAACCACTTGCTGGTGTTCCTGGAACTGTTGTTACAGAACCGCCCGGATCAGAAACTAATGTGCCACGTAGTGCGTATGCTGGAACGCCTGCACCCGCTGCTGTTGTCCAATCACCGGATCCCGGTAATGGCGCATTACGATCCATTCCTGGAGGAATAACAGGACCGTCATCACCTTCTAGATCTGTAGCACCGTCTAATTGATCGTTAGTTCCTGCTTCTTCAATTTGCCACTTGCCGTCAGTTGTACTTGTACTGAATGTCCAAGGCATCTTGCGATCTGCACCGTCATAGTTAACTGTGATAACACGACGAGAAATTTTCTTAGCTTGTTGAACTGTGCCATCATCATAGATAAAAGAAATAGACATTTCTCCTGCTTGTAGATCTTCACTTGCTTTATCTTTTAGATAACAAATAGCAATATTGCCATCTGCATCTTTGCATTTAAATCTCTTCGAACCTTTTTGTTTTAAAATATAACCAGGAACACTGCCGGTTACTCCGTTGTGGAATTGAACTTTAATATTTGGTTTGCTATTTGCATTGAATAGCTGCTGTCTGCTTAATGGGCGTCCCATTTGTTTCTCCTGTATGACGTTCTAGGTCCTACGCGGCGGGGACCGCATAAATCATTCTAGATACTTTATTTATCCACGGGCCAATAATGCCATCAGCTCCATCTTTTCAACAGTAGCTAAAACACGATTAATGGCGTCTATTTCCGCTTGGGCCTTCTCAAGACAGGACTTACTATGTGTTTGCCTGTATTGCACCATTACAATACTAAAATTTTGGATGTGTCGTTCAACAATATTCTCTATTTGATTTACATCATGTTTGAACATCGGAAAGCGTGTACGCCAATCATTAAATTTGATTCGCAGAGATTGAAAGTCTTTATCTGATTCTATTTGCACCAGATATTTAAGTCAAACAAAAAGGACCCGAAGGTCCTTTTTGAATATAAACCTAACTTTAGATTAGGTAAATGATGCACCAGTAACAGTAACTTGACCTAGATAGTCAGCTGCGTTACCTAGAGAAGATGCAGTGTTTGTCAACTCAACATAACCATAACGTGTCATGAATGATACGACTGGTTCGAATGTTGACGGATCTAGAACAACACCAGAGCTCATTAGCGGGATGTAAGGGCAATAGAATGCCGCTGCATCAGATTCGCTAGAACCCTTAAAGCCTACTAGAACTGTATCTGTTTCAGCATATGTGTTAACATAGATCTTCATTGCGCTGTTCAATGTACCAACAAACTTAGTGTTTGTAGGTGCTTCGAATGTACCTTCTGTTGTTCTTGCGAACGCAGAAGTTGTAGCAGATTGAAGAATTGTCAATGCTGTTGGGGATACAACGGCCCAGTTACCTGCGCCACGACGTGTACGCTGAGCGATAGTGTTAGAAACACGGTTAATAGCAACTGCCAAAGCAGCATGCTCGTCACCAACGAATGTAGCTGTACCAGACACTGCTGTCTGATCGTATGCTACTGTGTTACCTGCACCAGAAGCCAATGTGCCTAAGCTACGTAGAACTTCTTGATCGATTTCAGCAGTAATTTCTTGTGCCAAAGCAGCCATGATTTCTGCTTCGATGTCAATACCTTGTTGGGCTTGTGCATCTTGAGCAGCTTCAAACGTCCAGCGAGCTGACAACTTACGTGTCTTAGCTTCAACTGTTTGTTTCAAGATTTGAATGCTCATCTTGTTACCAGCAACACCTTCTAGTGCAGCAGTAGCAGCTGGCTTACCTGGTGTAACACCAGAATAGCCTTCAGCAATCTTGAATGGGCTTAGTGCCTCTTCACCAGCAGTAGTAGAACCACCTGTGCTGCCGCTGAATGTATCAGCATAACGAACACGTAGAGTATGGATCTGACCAACTGGTCCTGTCATTGGTTGAACACCAACCAATTCATTAGCGATGACCGTAGGCATCACACGTCTAATCACTGGAAGGATTACACGATTTAGGGTAGCAACGTTACCGGCGGAAGTAGCACCAGCTGTAGCACTCTCTGCCAAATACTTGCGGGTATTTTCTAGAGTAGTCGCCATAACTGTACGCTTGTTACCTTGTAGGCCTTCTAATAGTGCCTCTTTGGTTTCCGACCAGCGTGACTCGAGTAGTTGTGACATGTTAGTTCTCCTTAAACTTTAAGTCCCGCAAGCCTGCGGATGTCAAATATTTCAGCAGTTTTTTCCTCACTGCCAATGGTTTGTGCCTTTTTATCGCCTGTAATTTCTTTAGCCTCTGTGAGTGCTTTCTTTGCCGGTGCACCGCCATTCATTACTGATGGGATGTACTTGTCATAAGCACTGCGTAGTTTGTCAGTCTGGACAGATTCAAGTAACTCTTTCATTACTGTACGTTTGTCACCGCCTAATGGCCCTAACAATTCGCTCATAACTTCTTTGCGAGTTGCCATATCTTTTGCGATGCGTAATTCTCTATCACGACTTTCTACTAATTTTTGTGATTCTGCAACAATTTTTGCTGCTTCTTCAAGTTCTTGCTCTTTACGTGCAACTACTTGTAGAAGTTTAGCTGTCTCAGATTTCTCATTGAGATGACTTGCTGCATATTCGCTAGCGAAGCTTTCAAAAATTCTGCGACCAAAATCATTTCTACGAGCAGCATCGATGTCTTCACGCAACTGAACCATTTCAGACTTCAATCCTTTAGAGACTGTTTCCTGAACGATTTGTGCTGAACGTGTAATAAAATCTTTCTTGATTTGTTCGAACTTAGCTTTGCTTTCGCGAACCAATTTAACTTTGGTTTCAGCTAGGTCTTTCTTGTCGCTGTGGAATTCTGCAATTTCTTTTGCCAGTGCGTCCACAATGAAGGATTCTAATTTTGCAACATTTTCTGCTACTGCTTTACGATCTTCGTGTAGTTCTGCTAATTCTTTACGTAGGTTATTCAAGACAAAAGATTCCATTGCTTGGGAATCTTGAGTCATTTTTGCTGCGTAGCGAGATTTAGCATCGATTAAACCTTGACGGTCTTCAGCCAATTCACCTAGCTCTGCTTGTAAGCGGTCTGCTAGCATGGATTCAACGGCTTCTACCATCGTGTTTTTATCGTGTTCGTACTTTTGTGCGAACTCTTCACGAAGTTGTGATGTGACTTGTTCACGGTTTTCTTGAATACGGCTTTGCCAAGCTGTTTCAATTTCCGATTTGATTTCTTCGGAAATCACATTGTTCTCGAACAATTGTTTTACGATGTCTAGCATGTGATTCTCCTACTGTTATTTGAGACCTCTGATGATCTTCACCAGACTCTCTGCTAGGTATTTTTGTGCCTTAGGGTCGCCTTTAACTTCTTGTGCTATTTTAAATGCCTGATAACCACCTGTGTTATTCATCAAGTGTTCATATACTGGAGTAGGATAAGCACCAGGAGCGGAAGGTTGCGCAACGATGTCAACAGTAATAATTTCAAATCCATGAACATTACCGTCACCGTCTACTTCGCCGGATCCTCTAGAACTTACACCTAACTTAACTCCCGACTGCAACATTGTCTGCACTAGCTGACCCATTGGAGTCGGGATGATTTTAAGTTTTCCGTAGCCGTTAGGGCCATCCATCCACATCTTGGTAATCATATGACTAACACGATCTAGATTAATTTTTAAATCTGCCGGGTGGTCTAATTCTCCGCAAACTGAATATCCGCCAGCGATCTGTTCGTTAAGCGTTTTGACAGCCCTGCCAATTTCTTGAGAAGAATAAACACGTTGGTTCTGATTTCGGATATCACCCTGAATACAGATCCCGTTTAAGTGCAGCGACTTATTACCGTCGCTGCCATCTTCGCTCTCCAGAACAATCTTGGCCTGGTCGAAATTCAAATGTTCACTAAGTTTAGTTTTCACCTGATAGCCCTATTATCTACGACCACGGAAAAGGCTTGCAGTCTCAGTGCTACCTGCCGATCCGCCGTTACCGGAGAATTGACCTTCACCTTGACCTTTTTTCTCAGCACCGTGACCTGGCTCTTTCTTCTTGAAACCAGTCTTACCTGCGTTACCGCCTGGTACGTTTACGTTGCCTGCGTTATCTTCTTTTGGGTTACCTTTGAACAAACTAGAACCTTTTAGGTGTCCTTGGTTTGCATAAGTTGCTGCGTCTTCTTTGCTTTGAGCAATGTTAGAAGCAGTACCGCCCATATCGTTCTTACCTGCAACGATAGGCTTTGTGTTTAAGCTAGGACGATCAGACTGTGAACCTGTACCGCTGTACTGTCCTTCACCCTGGCCTTTCTTTTCTGCGCCATGGCCGCCTGGAACTTTTTCTACGTACTCACGTACTGTAGCTAAGTCAAAACCTTCTTCTTCTTTACCGAATGGATTCTCACCTTCTTCTTCACCTTCGCCGCCCATGCCCTGTGCGTCAAATTTAGCTTGTAGTTCGTCTACAATAGAGCTTAGATCTTGAAACAATTCAGCTGGATCTTTCTCGGCAAATTCGTCTTCACCTTCTTCGCCTGCATCAAGTTCGCCTGCTAGATCATCGCCTGCATCGCCGCCCATCATGCCTTCGTCGTCGCCTTCAAAAGCAACATCTTCAAAGTTTTCTTCTACAGCTTCTTCGTCGTCTTCTTCTGTAGCTTCTTCAACTTCCTCATCGTCGTCTTGCATTTCTGATTCGATAAGGTTTTCGTAAATTTCGCGTGATTTTGCTACCACGTACTCGTGAAATAGCTCTTCTGCTTTAGCTTGGTCTTCGTTTACCAAACGCTCTAGCATTTGTTCTAATAATGATTTATCTGCCATGTCTTAATCTCCTTCAAGGTGGTTAGGCTGTGTTTTTATTTAACACTATGATTACAAAAGGTGGTTAAATGGTAGTTTTTTGAACGTTTTCAGAAGTATAAGTACAATCCGAATAAATTTTTCCAAACTCTTCGTAAGTCATGTGTCTTAGATTAGTTAGCTGAGGTCCAAGTTGTTCTGGAATAAAATCCCCTGGATTAATTACTCTTGTAAATTGAGTATGTCTAAATTCTCTAATAGTTTTTTCAGTTTGACTTAACCAATTACCGTGGAATGTTGCTGGATCATTACTCTTTTTATAATTGAATGTATCTGCATAAACGTTGTTAAACTTTCCGTTTAATCCTTGATAATCAAATCCAAAAATAAAGATTTCTTTATATCCGTGAGTTGCTGCAAACCAAAGTGCAGTTGGGCCACTGCTCCAACCTTTATGTGGTGTAAACAAGTTTACGTAGTGTTTTGTAGCGATTCCTTTGTTTGGATTAGTCCAAACAGAATGCGTTTTATGATAGCCGCTAGCGATAATTTCGTTAATCATCTTAACGTCTACAGCTATTAGATAATGCGGATCGAACTCTCTATACATTGCATTGCAAGCATAGACAGTGCCTTTATCTAATAAATTTGTGTGTTTTAAGTTAACCCTGCTAGTTCCGTTGCCTAGTACGAATGCTGGATTACTCTGCTGGCGCGGCTTCGTCACTTGCTGGAGTTCCATACATTTGAGATACAAAACCTAACTCACTCTTTTGTTCATATTCGTGAGCTTCGCTTTGCATTCTTAATTGATTGATTTGTCTTAGTGTTAAGCGAATTTTACGTGTATCGCTCTTTTTAACCACAGATTTGTCTTTGCTATTGTCGTAGCGACGATCAACAGCAAAGTCGTTATTATTGTCGTTAAAATAAAGGAACTCTAATAGAAGCATAATGTATTTATTATTGTACGGCTTGATCTGGTGTTGCTGCTTGAGCTGCTGCTTCACCTTCACCACCGGTTTCTGGAGGTGCTTCCATAGGAGCTTCCTCTTCTTGTCCGCCCATTTCTGCAGAAATACCACTAGGTGTAATACCTACACTGCGCATCTGTCCTCCAGCATCAATTGCTGGTTTTAGATTTTCGCTGTTTTCTTCACGCCATAGTTTTTCGTTTTCTTTGATTTCTTCTTCGGTTAATCCTAAGAAGCGTTTTAAAGCAAAACGTTTGCTGAGATGTGGAATCTCTTGTAATGTAGCGAATGTTGCTGCACGAGCAGTATCAAGTTCACTTTGACGATAAGCGGCAAAGTTTTGTGGAGGATTAAACTTTAATTCAAAAATACTATTATCAATGTTAATGCCGTTATTCATTAACCAATATTTGAATTCTTGATCAAAAGTTTCTACAACCATAGATTGTAGACGTTCGCAATATTTGTTAAAACGTAATTCTTGAATATAAGCTGTACCGACTTTTCCGTCAGCAACTGTATTACTTGCATCATCTACAGATGTTGGCAAGTAAGAACTTGGAATTCGCAAAGCACGGAACAGTTTGTTTGTAAAGTAACGTAAGTCTGTAATCTCGCCTAGATTAGTACCGCCTGGGAGAGTCTCAACTTTACTTCCACGGCCTTCCGCTGTTTGTGGGAAGAAATAATCTTCACTAACACTCAACGGATTGTAACTAGCGTCAACCATATTCTGGCCACCACCTGTTGAACTAGGAATTCTGCGTTGATGAATTTCGTTTTTGACACGCTCAACAAAACTCATAGCCATGTGTGCTGGCATGTTACCTACGTCAACATAGAAAATACGGCGCTCTGGCGCACGTTGAATACGATAGATAATAATCGCATCTTCTAACAATTCTTTCTGCTTGTAAACTTTGAATACACTTTCCAACAAGCTGTTGCCGAACGGATAGTTATTGTCTAATCCTTCACTTAAACTGATGTGAACTACGTCTTTAGCATCAACTGTAACTTCGTTAGTTTGATTACTAAAACGTGTACCTGGAGGTTGTGCAGCATTGCCAACCATACCTCGACCCATACTACCACCACTGGTATAAGAACTTGTACCGCTAGGAGCAGTGTTTGTTGTACCGTGGGGTGTTACCGCAATTAGATTTTTAAAATTAAAATTGATATCACGAATAACATACTGCTCGGGAATTTTACCTTCGCTTTCGTTTACAATAATTTTAGATACTTTTGCAGCATCAACAAATAACCATTTTAAAGTCTGCGGATCTCTAACAAAGAAACAATCACCATACTTGAATGCGTTACGAACAATTCTAAAAATACGAGTTTCGAATTGTTGTTGCTTACTCCATTTTTGTAGACTTTCTTTAATTAATTTAACTTCTGTAGCTGTTGGACTTCCCCTAAAGAAAGTATGAAATGCTGTAGCGTTTTCTTTATCTTTTTGTGTACAAAATTCTGCAAGGATATCAAGAGCAGCATTAACTTCACTGTCCATATCCATAGTATCGTACTGCATATATCGTTCAACACGATTCGGAGCACCGGCATATACATCTGGCAAGAAGCTAGAATAGTTTGAACGTGCAGGACCAGGACGTCCGCCACTACCAACAGGACTTATAGATCCTGATTGGTTGTTAACGTTAACTGGTGTAAAATATTTTTTCCAAGACATTAATTTTTTCCTTTAAGCAGCACTATATAAGTCACCACTTTGGGCAATGTTTCTCTGCACAGACAATTGACGTTCATTAATTTCAATTGATTTCTTAGTTATAGCAATTAATGTATCCATCTTGTTATTTAAGGTAGAAAGCAGAGATTCAGGGCTTTCCTGGCGTGTACCAGGAGTAGTACTTGTAGGACGTTGTGTAGTTTGAGCTGTCTGTGCAGCTACAGTTTGAGATGAAGCAGATTGTGCAGCAGCCGTTTGAGTTGCTGAATTTTGTGCAGCAGCCGCTTGGCTAGTAGTTGGTTTAGTTGTTACTGCTGCAACTGCTGCTTCTGTAGTTGGAGTACTAGCAGTTGTTGGTGTTGAAGGTGCTCCTGCCATTCCGGCGTATTGGGCAGCATACTTATCAACCTTAGTCATAACTTCGCCGCCCAAGAAACCTTTACCTCTAGTAATAGCTGTTCCTGCTACCTGACTAGTTGCTAATAGATTTGCCTGATCCTGGGTCATATTGTTGGTATCAATGCCCATTTTCTTTGCCATCGAAGCTTGGCCTTTTTTCATATACCATGCTGTAACTTCAGCGGCGGTTGCTGGGTTATTCACTAATTCTGGATTTTGTACAAGCCTATCATCACCGTAGATTGCTTTAGATGCTGCTGCATAATTTGCCTTACCAGTTAATCCAATATTGCCTCTTCCGCGATATTTCCAACCGTCTCCTGGTTCAGTATTACCCATTGCCTGACCCATCTTGGTTGTATTCCCATACATCATCTCGCCCATTTGCTGTGGGTCTTTCTTAATTGCATCTAACTCTGCATCTGACTTACCGGCAGCTCTAGAACCAAAAATAGATCTAATACGTTCGTTGCTAGTTTTTCCGTAGTTTAAGTTTTCCTCAACAACCTTTCCGCCTGTCTCTTTCATAACGTTACCAAGAGTAGCAGCAATATATTTTGGATCCGTAATGCCTTGTTTTTGCATTGCGGCTTTTATCAACTCCATATTTTTGTTTATTTCTTGGTTAGCAGGCGGCGGAGTACCGGCTCCGGTTACAGGAGCTGTAGCTGTAGCTCCAGGAGCTGTAGATGTTTCGCTGCCTTTACCTTGCATACGTTTGACCATACTGTCAAACATTTTTTGTGGAGACGATAAATCAATAGCCGTAGTAGGAGTTGCACTTTCTGTTTTCTTTGAAGCTTCAGCTTCGGCTTTCTTAGCCGCGGTGTTTTCTTGTGTGACCTTAGCGTTTTCTTTTGTAGCTTTCTTCTCGTCTTCTTTATATCCACGAGCTTCTTTAACTTCTTCTCGTCTGTCGTCTCTAGCTTTTTCTTTACTGTCTAATTCTTTACGAGTTTCATCACGAAGTTCTTTACGTTTCTTTGCTTCTTCTTTGCTAATACCACCAAGTGCATTAGGAATCTTTTCTAACAGACTGTCCATCCAGTCCTGTAGAGTTAACCAAAGTCGTTGCATATTGTCTTTCAACGCTTCGATTACTGAACTAAATTCCCATCCACCTTTTCTTAAAGCATAGAATATTGCACCAACTGCGACTACTGCTGCAATCAAAGGAAGGAATGGTGCTGCGGCTGCTAGAGCTGCTCCTGCCATAGCTGCTAATGGTGCTAACGAAGCACTAATGCCTAATGTCTGCATTGCCTGCACTACGTTGTGTGCAAAAATTGCTCCTTGTAATAACGCAAACAATCCAATTAGTGGCGCTGCTATCATGGCAATTGTGCCAAAATTATCTGCCATGAATTGAAATGCTGGAACTACATATTCCATAGTAAATGATGTTAGTTTCTCAAATGCTACCATCATAGTGTCCAACAATCCACTGTTAGCTAAGAACATAGTAAAGACATTACTTGTTTCAGCAAGTTTGTTTTTATATGTTTCCATCGAAGCAGGATCTAGCCCTTTCTTTGCTAACTCTGCTTCTTTATTTTTTCGTTCTAATTCTGCTTTTTGTTGTTCTGCCTGTACGGTTCCTAGATCCTTACTACGTGCAGCAGCATCCATAGCACCAACGTAGAATGACTTGCTGGCTTCATCGCCATACAGCGCCATGTTCTCAGCAACACCAGACTTGGTAAAATTCTTTACTTCATTTTGATAAGCACGATTAATCTGTGCAGCTTGATCAGCACCCATTTTACCTGTTGTGCGAATCTGTTGATTCAACTGCATCATGTTACGTGCAGAGTCTGGAAGGAACGCTAATGCTTTCTTACCTGCTTCGCTAGTAGCTGTACCAGTAGCAATAATTTCTTTCATGCCTTCCTGATGTTCGGCAGGAATACTGTCCATCAAATTCTGCAAATTCTTTTGACTGTCCACATCCATCTTGCTCATGATGTTGCGGAACTGTGCATCTTTTAATCTAGCATTTCTTTCAGCTTCAAGTTCTTGTTTGTTCTTACCGGTTAGTTTTGTTAATGCATCTAAGTCTTTTAAGTATGCGCCAGTTGATGCAACTAACTGAGCATTAGTCATACCTTGTAGCTGTCCAGTCTTTGCTAACTGAGCAGAATATGTAACCATTCCTTCGTTGATAGCTTCAGTGGTATAGCCCATCCTGTTTAGCTCTTTAGCTAACGGAGTTCCTTTAATTTCTTTACCTAATGCTGCCAGACGTTTTGCACCTTCGTCGGTCGAACCACCAAGTAATGCTAAGTCTTTACCTGTCTTGGCAATAATTCCGCTAAAGCTATCGAATGTTAATCCCGCAGCACTTGCAGAATTAACCATTTCAGTTATGCTACCACCAAAGTTTGCACCAACACTAGCTGCTTGTTGGAAAGACTTATAAGTTTTTTCAGCAGCACCAGCTACGGCTCCAAATACTCCTGCAAGTACTCCACCAACAATTGGTATAGAGTTCATTGCTCCAGCAGCCGCTTCCATGCTGTTGCCAACATTGGCAAGAGTACTCAATAAGTTTGTCATGCCTGTAGCAACACCGGCTACAGTATTTCCAAGATAGGCTAGCTTATCAGAAGTATTCTGAATTGCTTTCCATTCTTCTTCTTTTTTCTTTTTAGCTTTTTCTTCAGCTTCTGCTAGATCTTGTTTGGCTTTTAAGGCATCTTTCTCTGCCTTAGTCATTTTCTCTAGCTGCTCGCGCTCTTTTGCACTAGCTGCGGCTAGACGCTCTAATTCTTTTTCAAGTTCTTTAATTAATTTTGGATCTGGGCCGCCCTTGCCACCTTTACCTTTTCCAGAAGCCGTTTGGGCAGACACCATTGCAAGCATTGCCGCAAGAAGTTGCTTTAATGTGGTTTCTGTGGCCGCATTGTTTAATTGAATTGGCTGACCGCCAAGATCGCCTGTTACTTCTGCCATTAAGTAAAAATCCTAAAAACTACGCATATAAATACACTTGTAGATATGTTATTTATCGGAGATAAAAATGTCAGACCAATTGAATCAAACACTAGTTGCTAAGCCAGTAAACAACCCTCTTGCTAACTATTTTAGGCAACCAAAGTTGTATATTAGATTGCCTAGCCAGGGTAGATTCTATACTGCCGGAGCATTAGATACTAGTCAGAACGAAGAGTATGCTGTCTATGCTATGACCGCAAAAGACGAACTAATGTTTAAAACTCCAGATGCTTTAATGAACGGACAAGCAACTGTTGAAGTTATTAAGAGTTGTGTACCTGCAATCAAAGATCCTTGGGCTATGCCTAGCATTGATATGGATGCTGTTCTTATTGCTATCCGTATTGCAACTTATAGCGAAATTATGGACATTACCGCAGATTGTCCTAAATGTCAAACTAGAAACGAATTTGAAATGAATTTGTTAGGACATTTAGACAACGCTAGTCATTTCCATTATAAGTCAGAATTACAAATTGGTCCATTAACTGTACATATCCGTCCCTATACCTACAAAGAAATTAGCAAAACAGCTATCAAGACTCTAGAACAACAAAAGATTTTTAGTATTGTCAACGATGAAAACTTATCTGATGAAGATAAAATTACAAGATTTGGAGAGAGTTTTGTTAAGTTAACTCAACTTACTGTTGATGTAGTTGCAGGATGTATTACAAAAATTGCTACACCAGAAGGTGAAGTTACAGATGCTGCAATGATTGCAGACTTTATTCAAAACGCTTCAAGTGAAGTATTCAATACTATTAACAATCATATTTTAGAAATGAAAGATATTATGTCTCTAAAAGCACAGGATGTTGAATGTACCGAATGTCATACACAATGGTCTGTTAACGTTACGATGGACCAAACAAATTTTTTCGGGACAGGATCTTAAGCCTGCCTCAGCATGAGATCCTTGAATATGTTAAGGCTTTAGAAAAAGAGGCAGCAGCAATTAAGAAAGATATCTTAAAGATTTGTTGGTATATGCGAGGTATGAGTTATACTGAAGCAATGCACTTATCACATGAAGATAGAATGATAATTTCAGATATCATTAAAGACAATTTAGAAACTACAAAGAAAAGCGGATTACCGTTCTTCTAATAAAAAAGGACTCTTTGGAGTCCTTTTTGTTTAACGCTTTCTAAAAATACTAATCTGTCCGGATAGTATTGCACTTTCCGTCATTTGTTTTTTATGTCGCTCTACGCTATCTGTAAATTTACCCATTAAGCGTTCTCTGTCAGCATCGATCTCTGCCTGGCTAAGTCCTGGGCGTCTTCCTTTAATTTTACTTTGTAAGAATCCGGGCTTGCCTGCATCAGCTGCATCAGCGTCTGCTGCTTTAGGTGCTGGAGTTGGTGCTGCCGCAGGCGCTGCTGGCGCTGCCTTTGGAGCTGCTGGTTCTGCTGCCGCTGGTGGTTCTGTTGCTGGTGCAGATGCAGGAGCAGCCGGTGCTGTTTTCGGAGCTGCCTTTTTAGCAGCAGGAGCTTTTGCTGTCATAGCTGCTTTTACTTTAGGATCAGCCTGAAGCATTGTTACAATTTCTTTTTGTTGTTCAGGTGCTAACGACTGAACAGCTTTCTGAGCTTGTGCATACGCTGTGTCTACTTTAGGATTAGGTGCTGCCGCAGGAGCCTCTGCTGCCTGTGCAGGAGCTGCTGGTGCAGATACAGGTGCTGTTGCAGCGTTTGGATTTCCTGGTTTAGCCGTATTAGTTTTACTAACCGGAGCATTAGCCATAGTATTTGGTTTTTCACCGGCTAGTTGTTTTGCCATTGCACCTATTGCTGGAGAACTAGCTGCTCCTGCTGCTGCCGCAGGTTCTGCTGCTGGTGTTGCACTCGCTGCCGGAGCTCCGCCTGGTGCTTTAGTTCCACTATTTGCTGCTGTGTTTAATCTTCCAAATGCTGATTTTGGTTTTTCCGCTGCTGGTGCAGGTGCTGCTCCACCTCCTGCTGCCGGAGCTCCTCCTGCGTCTGCAGGTTCTTCAGGAGCTGCCGCTGGTGCTGCTTCAGGTTCTTCGTCACCGGCAACAGTTTTCTTGCCACTTTGATAACCTTTCTTAAATGCACTACCTAGTCCAGCTACTCCGCCTGCAACTGCGCCTACTGCTTTTGCAGCACCTCCAGCAAC